TGAAAACTCCTTCAATTTCTGTGCTTGCTTTTAGATCAATTCCAGAAACAGTTGAAGAACCATTCTTAGTGACATCAGGAGAAACCAAAGTAACAGTTGAATCTGTTAAACAAGTGATTTTTCCAAACCTCCCAGTATGGGCGTTTGTATCTGTGATGATAATTGCAGCAGGATAAGAGATTCCCATTAGCTTCGTTTTACAGCGATGTTTCCAGGTCCACTAATTCTAATGCCTGTGAAGTATCTTTCAAACATTGGTGGTACACGATCAGCACCAACAGCACCATAAGAATTAGGAGTTGCATCCAAAGATCCAACTTTAATATTCTGATAATCCTCTAAGCCACTAAGTCCAAGACCGTCTTTATTATTATTCAAGTAAGCAGCTAAAACGGCTTGTGCTTTCTTTAATTGGTCTGGTATTTCTGTGTCTGTAAAATAATCAGTTGTTATACGAAAAGGAAAACCAACAGAATAAGTATTGATATAAGTATCAGGCTTTCTTACTCCAGTACGAGGCCATTGCAACGCTTGAGTATCTGTTGCCCTTGCACCTAAAAATCTTTCACGATCAATTCTCTGTGCTGCTGTATATAAAGCACGATTTCTGTAGTCGTCACTTGTTGATCCAGCTTCCCAAGCAATTACATCATCATCAGCAACTAAACCTTCGATCAGTTCATTTGCTTCTGCTAAAGAGATGTAGCTGTTTGCGTTAGCTGCTCCCGCCGTGTGATGAATTGTTATTGCCATCAGTAGTTGCTTTAGGTTTACGCTTACGTTTTTGTTTTGGCTTGACAGGAGTAGAGGCCACCTGTGCGGCAGCCTCCCTTTCCTTCGCTCGCCTAAATGCGAACATTCCCATTAGCTAGATGCACCTTTTAGAAGCACAAAGTTAAGAACAATTGCTTGGCTTAAAGAACCGCCAGAAAGATTTCCAACAGTAACTTTAAAAGAACCAGCAGCAATAGCCGAAACGACTAACCAATAAGCACCAGCAGTTCCAGCAGAACCATGATTGACAACTACAACATCAGTTGCAGCTACACGATCATTGTTTACTTGGAATGTAACTTCTGCTGCATCAGCTAGAGCAGCATTGTTCATGGTGATCTGCCCTGACTCTGTATTTAGAGTGACAGCAGTTGACTTGTTAGTTGCTTGAGTAACAGTTCCACCAGTTGTAGGGCCAGCAGCTTTACCAGCAGTTACCTCGAATTGAGATGGCATAATTTACCTTTAATCCTGAGCAGAAACATTGGTCGCTCTCACGATTCCAATATTCTTTGTTTCGTAGACCTTCGACCAGTTGGCTACGGTTTCAAGTTGCGAACGAGTTGGGTTTGTTGTTGTAACAGCCCACTTAGTACCAACAGGGTGATAGCAGTAATGAGCATCTAATGAAAGAGCATCACTCTTTGCAAGGATGTCTCTATCTGTCTCAGTAGCTAGACCTGCTTGCTCACCAGAAGCTACAGCTCCACCAGTGAAGAAGTAGGTTGAGTACTCAGTAGAAGCACCTGAACCTGTTGTTGCTACGTCATCAGAAACGATAACTCTTAAGCCGCAATAGGTAGGAACAGAACCATTACCACCATAAGCAGCAGCAATTGAACCACCGGAAGCAGTTGCTCCAGCTCCTGTATCTCCTGCAACTACATAATCCACTAACTTTCTCTCTACGAGATCGTAGTAAACCTTTGAGTGCATACAAACAGCAGAAAGCTGATCACCTGCATCTCCAAGGATTGCCTTTGCCTTAGCAACGTGCTTTGGACTCAAACCTGTTGGAGTATCTCCACTCTCTGAATCAATACAGTTAGCAAATAAAGCAGAGTTGCTGTCATTTGCATTGATAGAACCAAAAACTCCAGATAGAGCAGAAAGTAAATCTTTCTGTCTTTGGTTTGCTATGTAAGCAGCTAACTTTGATCCGATTGCAGCCATTGGATCAGAACCAGCAGCTAAAGCAGCTAAGTCTCTTGATTCAAAAGCACGACCTCTGTGAAGAATCACGCCGATTTGCTTATCAGCCTGAATCTTTCCAGGTGTCAATGAACTGCTATCTGTTAGTACCTCGAAATCTCCAGAAAGGTTTGCTTTCCAGAAGGGTACGTTTACGAAATCACCACCTTCGGTTGCATTTAGCTCGGCCATTGGTTGAACCACACCGCTAGCCAAAAAGGCATCACGCTGAGTTGTCTGCTCAATAACGTACGGCGTAAAGACCTCAGGAATGATCACGTCCGACCTTACGGTCGCCATAAAAATTACCTAAAAAATTGGTTTTACGATGTGGGCATAACCCATTCGGCTCGGCATAACTCCGCCTTATCTAATTATATTAGCGTTTAACTTGATTTTTCAAACGATCATATAAATCTCGGTCTGTTCTATAAATCCTCATCTGCTCAGTAATGTTATAAGTATCTGCTGCAAATGGATTCTTAGTACCAGCAGGAACTTCACTTCCGCTAGATCTTCCAGCAGGAGCACCACCACCTTGCGGTTTTGGTTGCTTTAATATGTAATCAGGTAACTTCCCTTTTGCCCACTCACTGACAGGCGTTCTTTCATACCCATCAACAACAACAGGAACACCATTATCAACTTCAATTTTATCCTTTGGTAAGAAGTTATTTAACACCAAACTTGGATCATGCACTATTTCCGCCAAGGCTTGTACGGCAGGGGAAACAAGTTCCAGCTCTCGCAATTTTGTTTCAAGTTCTGTAATTTTATTATCTTTTTCGGCTGATCGTTCTCTGAATTGATCTTCAAGCTTTGTTCTTGCTTCGGTGTACTTTCCTTGTTTTTCAAGCTCAGCTTGTTCAGCATTACGTTTAAATTCAACGAGTTCTTTGTAATCTTCAGGAACTTCCATTAGTTCCTTCTTTTGCATCTTTCCGATTAGCTCATAGTTTTTCTTCTTTAAGTTTTCAATCTCTTGTTGTAACTGTTGGCTTGCTTGATTCTCCATAGGAGCGTCAGTAGCCATAGGCTCCTGATTCTTTTCTTCAGACATAAAAACCCATAAGGCTGTTAAGGCAGTCTAACAATAACCCTTCTTCTTGCCTTTGCCCTTCTTTTTCTTCTTTGCCATTAATCTTTAAAAAGTGGTAACACCTTTTCATCATAAACAACACCCTCTTCAAAGTTCTTTTTGAAATTTTCCATATTTTGGGCCTTTCGTGCTGCTGTAATAAATTGTGTCCTTTGCAAAGGAGAAAGTCTTTTGATGTTCATCAAAAAGGCCAACTCACGACTAACGCTAGGGTTATTTATGTTCATTTAATACCCTGCCTCATCTGCAACCATTAGAGCACCTCTGTTTAATATAACCCAATAATCCTCATTCAAGCCTGTAATTCCACCAGCGTTGGGGACTTGATAAGCATCTATTCCTAAGGCACTTGCCGCTTCTCCAACCGAATTAAATGTTAAACCCGTCGCCTCTTCCGCTTTTGCGTGAATCATCTCCTGCCATTCTAACCATTTCCTGTCTGTTCCTTCCATCACGTCAGAACCCTTCTGCCACTTAATAACATTTGCGTCTTTTTTAAAGCCAAAAGCTGTAACCCTTTCTTTTTTTTGTGACAAGGAAAGCTCTTCCTTAATTTCTCCAAAGGCTCCTGAAATACTAGAAGAATAAGCTTCTGCTGTTTTTCTTGCGCTCTTTGATTGCCTGACGACTTCTTGTCCAGTTTCATGGAAATTCCTACTTGCAGCATACGTTCCATTGCCGTAGATACCACCACCTGGGAAATGTTGTGCACCATCTTTTCCTATACCTTTAAATTGCAATGCAAACTCTTTATCTGTAACACCCCTGTAAAGAATCAAATTCTTACCATCAGCTCCTTTTAAAACTTCTTTAGAACTTTGCAACTCTTTAAAAGTTTTAATCCTTCCAGGTCTGCTGTCAAAGCCTTGACGATCATATATATACCCTAAAGGGGCTGTGTCTTCATAATCATTAAAAGGTAATCCAGCTTTTGTTCGTTTCTTCATTCGTTCGATGTCAAATTGTTGATCTCTTATCGTCTCCAATTTTGATTGATATAAAGGATCTTTTGGGTTTAAAGCTTTTTCTCTTGAAAGCAATTTCTTTTCATACCTTTCAAGACTTCCTACCATTTCTTTCTTCTTCAACTTTTTCAAAGGTGAACTTTTAGGAGTTGAAGGTAAGTTGTCTTTCCACCAGCGTTCTTTTATTGCCACTTTTCGCTTTTCTAAATATTTCAAAGCCTCTTCTGCTTCTCTTAATTGTGTTTTTGCTTTGTTAACAACATTCAAGCTTTTACTATTTCTGATCTTTTGAGAAGCCGAGATCTTTTTGACATCAAATGTTGCTTTGTTCAATTCATAATCCCCTTCAAAAAAGTCGTCAGATATTTTTTCCAGTTTTTTGATGTATTTATTTTGGACAGGAGAAGGTGAGGCCGTTTTAGCTTTTGGAACTACTGTCTTCTTCTTAACCGTTATGCTCTCTGGCTTTCCATATCTTTTCTTTAACTGGAACAAACTAACTTCTGAACCATCTTCTCTTACGAATTTCTTAATCGCATCATCAGCACCGTACTTATTAGCTAATCGGTTGAAATATTTAGCCTTTTCTTTCCCCAATGCTTCAATCTGCCTTACCCCTGGGGTGAACTTAGTACCCGCTTTTCTTTGTCCAAACAACCATTTGCCATAAGTTTCGTTTGATGGAACCATTCCTCCAGCAGCAGCTCTTCTTCCTTCTTTAGGAACATCAAAGTCCCATCCCATCTTCTTTAATGCGTCATAATCAATAACAGCAACAGTCGTTGACCTGCAATTAAAATGCTGTGGTGGTTCTGGCCCTTTTCCATACTCAAACTCTTTTCCATCTAATGACGCACAAAGAGCTGTAGTTTTACTGTCTAAAGTCGAAACGTATTTATATTTTTCTGTTATATCTTCGTTTGCCTTATAAACCTGTTGACTTGCTGCATTAGATACCTGATTAATACTTGTTCTTACGACTGTCCTAATTTGATGAGCAGCCATATTTAAAACTTCTTTCCCTGCCAATAAATATTGTTGATTTGTTTTTGCTCCTTGCCCAAATTGCAAATTCCCTATCAATTGACTAACGATTGATTCTGTTGTTTCTCCAGATAAAAGACCTGTTCTAACAACTTGATTAAATTGTGTTGCTTGACGGCTTGCTAATCCTCTAAAAGCTTTTTGAACAGTTTCACCATTAGGCAATAAAACTTCTGCTCCCTGTGCTGCTGTTAAATCAAATGTTCCTGTTGATTTAAGGCTTAAAACACTTGGATCTTTTGTTACAACGGCTTTTGCAAAACTAGGACTAACTGCAACAGTCTGAACGCTATACCCTAACGGGTTTAAATCAGTTTTTAATACTCCATTAGGTAATGCTTGTGCTATTTGGTCTTCTACAAAACCAGCTTGTACTCCTGCTAAACCTTCTAACTCTCGAATCATTACATCAACGCTTTCCTTTTCCCACGTTGATAAAGATTCTTTCGTTTGCTTAAGTAATGATCTTAATCTTGCAGTTTTATAAGAAGGCGGCCTAGAAGGATCAATTTTAGAAAGTTGTTTTGCTGCCCGAATAATGACATCAATATTTGATTGAACAATCTTCCTAGAGACACCATTACTAAAACGGTTTAAATCAATTGAGTTCCTGAATAGAACAGCAGGAGTACCTTCTTTCGTCATTATTCATCTTCTTCTATTACTTCTTCTTCTGTCACTTCTTCTTGCGGTTGTTCCATATCAATTAAACC